TTCAGGACTAGCGATGTCGCTAATCTGATACGTAACAGGCATAGACAACTCCTCCGATAAAGGTATCTTAACACTATTTATGTAAAGCTCTCTTCTAACCATTAATACCTCTGTCTATAATTTTTAACGCTAAACTCTATCGTGATTTCAAGGTTGAATATTTCACCCTCACTCCTTTTACGCTCGTTGTAATTGCTTTGTGTAATGGTCACAGGTATCAATTCGCTGTTTACAATTATATAAACCTGTGGGCTAGTTACCAATTCTAATAGCCATGTACTCTCTTCTTGTGTCAGGTATGCACTTCTTAATACCCACTTATCGTTAAAATCAGTGTAGTATTGTGTTTTAGCCCTATCAGTCTTAGCCACTGTAAATGTGGACGCTCCTCGTGTACCAGTACTTTGTTTGTAGTACTTCGCATTAATATCATGCTGTTTAGTATTTGAACGTGTAAATCTAAATGTATCAAACCAGCCATATACATTCATAAAGGCAACATCGTAGCTGTCATCCCAGTCACATGACCTATCAATGTCAAACCTGAATATCTCACTGATTGGATTGCTTAAATGGAATATCTGAACTGTGTAATAAGATACACTATCAGTTATAATAGGTTGCGCTCCTGCGCTTATCTGTGAGCCTGGCACATTGTTTAAGTTGTACCCTGATATGGTTCTATAAAACCTATCCGTTAAGAATTGGTTATTACCGTTGTTAATTGTAACAGTCTGTATAACTGCTCCGCTACTATTATAAGTGACTACATTAGCTTTTTGTATGTGGCTTGTAGTGTCATCCATCATACCTAACCAGCTTACTTGGTTTTCAAATAATCTGAACGGTCTAGGTTGATTGGTTAAGAACATCGAGCCACTACTATCCATAATATAATTAGGATAATCAGTATCGTAATAATCAATTGCATTTAGTGAAGTTAATGAACCTGCAAATGCGTAGCGTGTTGATGAGGTGGCTAACCCGTCATAAGTGGTGACACCACTAGATAGGTCGCCATACTCCTCACCATACGATATGTAATAGGTTGCGTTATTGTTTTCAACTGCCAGTATTCCCGTTGTGCCTAAATCTATATCATGCGTTAAGTATGTTTGTATAGTTCGTTTAGCATCAAACAAACCAAACCCATAATCAGGGTCAGGACTAACCTTAAATGTCTTACCAATATAAACACCATCAACATATACCTTAAATCTATACTTAAAGTTGTCTTGTGCTTTATTGGTAGAATTAACTAAGAAGTGCATATCATTGTATGCAGGGCTTAGTGTTCTAGGTGTTTGTAGTTCTGTTATTGCCATTATTCTTTTAGTATATCTGCCACACTTACCTTAATCTCTATTCCTATCTCGTCAGCTATAATCTTAGCTAACTCTTCGACTCTGCCATCGTTTATGACCTCATCAACAAACTTAGTACCCTTATAGCCTTCACGCTTAATTGTACCATACTTACCTATATTAGTAGCAATAGCAAAAGCCATTGACTTAATCTGCTTCTCATAACTTGCAGCCTTTACAGACTTGGTAGCTGGTTTAGTAATGGGTTTAAGAGCAAAGCCCTTCCATTTAATCCATGCTATTAAGTTGTCAATGGGTGGCTTCTTACCTTTCTTTCTACCAAGCTCAACATACTCCCAATAATCAGCCATCGTGATACCAATACCCATTTCATCCTTTAAGAACACCATGCGTATAGAACCTGCTAACTTAGAAGCACTACCACCACTACCAACAACATTATTACGTTCAAGGCTATCAACTAAGTCATTCTGGAGCTGTGTACCCCATTCACCTAGTATCTCTATCAACCTCTCACCTTTATCTGCCATTTATAATAGCTTTAACTTTGTCTTTTTTCCTGTAAAACGTTTCCCAATTAAATAAGTAGGCTATGCTTTGCTCCATCAATTGTTCCGGTGTTTGCAGTAGCTCCTTACTCAACCTATCTAATAATATAAACCACTTCCAATCTTCATTAAATGTCTTTATGAACCCTGCACCGTTTCCGTCAAAGTGTTCTTTATCTCCTTCTTCAGTTGCCTCATCTGGCTTTGTAAAGAGTTCAGTATAATGTGTTGCGATGCTTCTAATAGAGTCAAAAAAAAACCAGCGTATGGGTAAACAACATCAATAGTCAGGTTATTCCAAAACACCTGCGCCCTGTTTTCTACAAGGCTACCGTCATATTTCTCACCCTCTGGTAAGCACATGATAGCAGCGCACTCAGCTAACTTGTAATATCCTTCTTTGCCTATTGCAGTGGTAAGGTCAGCATACTGCCCACCTGTTGCATTGAACACCTTTTGCTGTAATCTATACACCACGCCATCAATCTCAAACTTTGGGATGATTTGACTAGGTAACTTAGTAACGAAATCAAATGACTCAAACAAACGGTTAACCTCATCGTTGTCCATTTGCTCAATCTCTTTTAAAGGGCATGAACACAGGGCTGCTACGATTCTGTTACGTTTATGTAAGTCATTACCGTCATAGTCTTTAGCTTGGTCAATATCTGCCAATTGCTTAAGGGTAACGTCACTCCATGATTTAGGTACTTTCATTGTATATATAAGTTATAAGTTAGTAATTTCGTTTAGCCAAAGCCAAAATTATATTCTCCACTATTGTCCTCACTCAAACGGTTTAACGCTACATATCTTAACGCATCAATGGCGTGGTTTTGATAGTCAATAGGTATATTAATATTGTTACCATTAGCATCAACCTTCCATTTATAAGTTCTTAATTCCTTCTGTAAGTTGATAGACCTTGAAGTAACATTGATTTTGTAGCGTTTAAGGATGTCAATAGAGTTCTTTATACTATCAGCTCCCTTCTTTGCTGCTGATACATTCATCCCTAAGTTAGATAGCTCCTGAATACTTTTAGGCTCTGCGCTATCAGCAATAACTTCAATATACTTATTAATGTCTAGGCTTCTTTGGTGTATGTCATGGTTGGTTAACCTACGTTCATATAGTACCTCATCAACTATAAGCTCACCATTGTACCTGTACACAGCAACCATAGCAGCAGGGTCATTAGTAAACCCAAAGTCTAAACCATAGGCTATTAACTCAGCTTCTACATTGCCTTTGTCATCAACTGGCAACTCCTTTATAACGTTAAAGTTCTCAAAGATTACCCCAAACACTTTACCGTACTGACCTAACCCGTATATCTTCCAAAACTCTGGGTCTGATTCCTGTAAGTATTCAATTTCCTTTATTAAAGATTGTGGTAAGAATGTGTTGTCTTTGTATGTACTGACAATAGTATCAACATCCCCTATTGCATTAGCCCGTTTAATCTCAAGCTCTGTATTTATCCAACAGTCCTCATCATCAGGGTTAAAGTCTATAAAGATATCATCTTCAGTTCTAATAAGCAATTGGAAGAACTGAGTCTTAAACCCTAGTTCGTTTGCCTCATTGCAGTAAAGTATCTTGCGTTTAGCCCCTCTTAACTTCTTCTCGTCATCAGCACCAAAGAACTCAACCATGCGCTCACCATAACTGTAAGTGCGTTTAGTCTTGTTATGCTTAACTAAGTGATAGGCTTGTTGTTTGTCTAGCTCCTCTTCAAAGTCACGTATAACCGTAGCATCTAATGTGGTTGAGAACTTACGCACAGTAGACCATACACCTTTAGGTATCTTTCTATTGTGGCTTATTTGACCTGTGAATAGCCAATTAACAGCAATCTGGGCAATAGACCTAGTTTTACTAGACCTAGTGCCACCCCTGTTATTCTTTATCTTTTTATCAGAACGCCAGTTCTTTGTGAAGACAGGCGTTACCTCAAGGTTAAGCTTCATCCCTTAGCTTTTCAACTATCGTAACTTCAGTAACAGTCTGATTCTGATTAACAGTTGACTCATCTGAGTACCCTCCATTGTTGCGTAACCAGAACTGTGCGCCTGAGAATGTCTGACCCCAGTATAGTTTCTTTGCGTTCCAATTAGTTAAAAATAATCTAAACCTATTGACGGTGTAAGAAAACTCCGAGCTAAGTTTCTCATAATCATACATTGACTGACGAGAAGCAAAGCCAAGATATAAGGCAGCTCCTTCAATTGTGTAAGTTCCTTTTCCTTTACCTTTAGTGCTAATGTAGTCTTCATAGTCAAGGTACTCGGCTAACTTATCACTCATGTCTTTATGATTGGTGTAAATGGGTGGTGCTCCACCGTTGTTATTTACAGCAAATAGGTTACCCCTTTGGAATCTCCCCTTCTCATCTCTTCCCTCTTCAGCCATGTTGTTTGTTATTTAGATAAATATACTTTAGCGTTTGCTCCATAATCAAGGGCGTAACACATAAGTTGATTCATGATATCCCTTAGTTTGTTTTTCTGTCTCATTGGTATATCATCGCTCATGAATGAAGCCAAAACATTATGCAAAGTTCTTAAAGTCTTAGGCTCTTTTAGTCCTTTGATTGAAATAAAATCATGGTCTATAAAATCAACATCAATTGTTTCATGATAGTGAATGCCGTTTTTATCTTTTCTTGGTGTCTTTACTGCTATTTCCATTGTATTTCCTATTGATTTCGTTTAGTGTTTCTTTTGCTTTGTATATTCGCCAAGCATCATTGAGTACTTGGTCACGTTTTGGTGTTCTAATGTTAATACGAAAGGTCTTAAAGCTATTACGTAGTAAGTACTCTTCCTTTGTTTCGCATCGTAGAGGCGGTGTTGGTTTCTCATTACGGAATATGTAGGCTAGTAGTTTCATAAGTCTTTCATGTTTAAGTACCAACCATAAAGTAGGTTAATCCATTCAGCCTGGCAACATGATATTGAGTTGTATGTACCATAGATGTCATAGTAGTGTTGGTTAAGCTCTTGCAGTTCGTTGTAAGGAAACATGAATGAGCCACGTGTGTTGAGTTGGT